ACGGCAGCAGCTTTCATCATAGAGGGTTTAGCACGGATGATATATTCCTTATGTGCATCATGTAAATGCGACTTCTTCTGGCCTTTATGATAGTGGCCAAAAATGGCATTGCTTGGGAATTGGGTAATGGCCTCCTGCATTCCATAAAATTTCAAATCGTCATCAAACTTTCCGTGTATAGTTAGTGTTGTTCGATCATTAGCACCATCAGCAACCTGAAACGATGTTAATGCCACAATCGTTAATGTGGCATAATACAGGTTTGCAACATTTCCATTCTGACGAATTGGAATGATTGGCATAAAGGAATCAAAAGGAATGTGTGTCTCAGATGAAGAATTGGCGTGCCCGTTTAATACAAATCCTGGTTGTTGACTAACAGTGTGAATATTTTGCAACTCCGTTGGTCTGTCGCGTTGTAGAGCATGATAAACTATGCCACCTTGTATCGCAATCTGATTCGTCTTGTTCACATTCCAGAGTGCTTTTATTGTCATTCCTCCTGAAAAATAACCAAATTGTTTAAAAGGAAGTGCGTTTGGACTCTTCCAATTTTTCTTGACCATATCATATGGTAGGTGTATTGTTGCCAAAATGTCCTTTGCTCTAACGACAGGGGATAACTCGATTGTATCAAACTCAATCCATCTGTCTGTAATAGACTTGAAGTCATGATGTCCATCCGTCATAATTTTCTCAGCTAAACTCCTAAAATCTTCACTGAGTAGGACATCTCCTTTATTTTCGGCAAGTGATGTTTCAATGATAACATTTTCTGCTTTATCTGTAACAGTGTCAACTTCATTTGGCATCATCATGGATGGAATTGCTTTAATGGAATCTTCAGGGTAAATAATGTTCCCATTTTCATCAAAGGGCAAAACTTCAATAATTTCATCATCTATTTCCTCCACCTTAGGTGACAGTGATGGAATGGCCAAAAGTGGGGCTCGTGATATTACATTTGTCAGTTCTCGCATTCTCTTCTCCGTAAATTCAATCTCTTTTGCAACCTCTGCCACTCTAGTGTTGTTTTGGCCCGAGGCTATCAACTTCAGTTGATTAGTACGGAGGCATTCAATCCGTTTCCGTAAATTGTTTACTTTTCTGATATTTGCGGCAAGTTTGATTTTGTCATCAAGATGCGCATCTAGATGAATTGTAGATCCTGTTGGTACGCGCATAACTTGCTCGTTTACCCATGCTAAAGCTGCGTAGATATCTTCAAAATAATCTCCTTCACCTTTGCAACCTGAACTTCCAGCAATGCTTAAGAGGAACCAAACTGGAACTCTCAAGTTCTTTTTGAAGAGAGCTTCGGCCGTCGTACTAGTCGGATAAAAAATCTCATCACCATGTTGAACATTCCCCGACAAGAATTCGGAGAGAGTATCATAAAGCTTATTACGATACATATTAAAATTCGCAGTATTGGGCTCATATTCCCCAGATAATTGATAATCTGCGATGAGCGTGACCTGGCCGCAGTCGTTTTCGGAGACCTGTTCGTAGTGGAATCTGATTCGCTGCTTGAGTTGCTGTCCCTTCGTCTCTTCTGAAACATATTGAGTTATGCGATGGATGAAGTGGATAGGATTAGGATAGGTGTCCGTAAGGATTACCCAAATGCTAAGTAGAAATCTTGTAAAGATATTAGTTTTTAAACTGTCTAACGTTCTATTATTTTTAATTTCGTCGATGTTCTTTTCTTCGTTATTCATTTTCAATTTTCAAATGTTTAATTGTTGTTTTGACTTTAATTGTCTTTTAAATTGTATAATTTGTTTATATTGTTGTGAATTTGAAGCCGGTTGTTAACCCGATTTACCTTCAAAATTTAAAATAAAAAATTTGCTCG